CACTTCATCGTTTAGTCCTACCTCAATCGTCATCTGCTTGACAGGATTAGGACTGTCTGTGTAGCACTTAGCCAGAACACTCTCAGATGGGAACAACTTCGTCCTGCGGATGCTCGAAGTTGAGATTCCAGCAATATCCCTCAAGCATCCCACTACGTCCTTTGAAAAAGCATCGTAATACTCAACAGGAACTTCAATGATGAGGAATCCATTCTGGACTGCTTTGAGAAGGTCTACCTCGACATCTAGTATCTTCGGTGGATTGTGAACATCACCAACACTGAGCTTGAACTTTCTGCCACAGTAGTGACTGACCGGCTTGGCCTCCCACAAAGGTATATCAACGATGTGTACATTTTTAGTGGTTTTGTACTTGACAATGAATGCGTTGAGAAATGCTAAGCGGTCTTGTTTTGATGCTACCATAAAAAATCGACCAACAGTCTCACCTCGAATAACAAATCGGGACTCAAGACGACGTCGAGCATTCTCATAGGCCTGAATCACTTTTTGACGTTGAATGTTAGATGCGGCAGGAGAATCTACTTCGTCCATCAAAGCGATAATAACGTCCTCGCCCTGAGAACCAAAGCCTTGTACGAACGGTGAGGCAAATGTATACTTGATAAGAGGAAACTCAACTCGAGGATTAAGTTCCGAACCCACAACATGTCCATGGGCACGGAACCAGGGAGATGCGAGTAGGTGGCTCTGGAATAGTGCGTAGGTTCGACTTTCGCTTTCGTTCTTGGTGAGGTTGAAGAAGACGATGGACATCTGCCCACCGGCCGTCAGTCCGAAGTGGCCCCAAGGATCCTTCAAACATAGAATCCGACACAACGTGTAGAGACCTCCGTAGACAGCCGCTCGTGTCTTGCCTGTTCCGATAGCGCCCGTGTAGACATGAAGATACTTGCTATCTTCAGAAGCTACGATGTCCAGAGCGTCCTTCCAGCATTGATAGACTACCTTGCCATTTCCTGTAAGGCTTCCTAGATACTGCGGATCGTTGAGAAACTGCTCCATAGTTGGAGGTTTCTCTTTATAGTTTTGAGCCATTACGTAGTCAAGGTAGTTCTGAATCTCCTGTTTACTTCCCTGATTCGAGTGTCCGTCCATCAGATGATGCTTCCTTTCCTGGTGGTTCGAATGTTACGTCTGTTACTTGTGTTGCTCGATCCGCCATCTTCTGTAGATCATGAATTAGATGCTCACGTTCTACAGGAGTCATATCTTCGACCTTTTTGGCCACCCCTGCATCAATCTTCACTGGACCATTCACTTGAGTATTCTGCTGCTGACCAACAATCAAGAAGTTGGTTTTCTGATTGATGATGGGGGCTGGTTCCTGAGGAACAGTGAAGCCCATCTGCTTAGCAAAGGTAATTAAGTGCTCAGATTCTGCTCGCATCTCTTGGAGAAGTTTGATCTTCAACTTCTGCAAGGCCTCATCACGCACAACTCGTACTCCGCAGTTGGTGTTACACTTCAAGCAGATGTGGTAGATGTTTCCACTTAGTCCGTGCTCTTCAACAGGTGCCGAGCAACAGACGGACTCAAGTGCTTCGTCCTTGCCATCCCACATCTGAAACATAGCTTCGAGCTTAGCACATCGTTCCATTGAGCCCTGAACGATCTGCTGTGCCAAATTGGCAGCAACTCGAGCAGCGATATCTTTGTCCAGAGTCCTCTTGAACTTCTGCTGTATCCGAATGACCTCTTCTGTGGTGATCTCACAATTCAACATTTTGGTCGCTTCTTCAGCAACCTTCCGAGCATCATGAGGATACCTCAGTATAAGGAACCGGACTTGATCTTCGTAGTTAAGTTTTTGGATGCTTCCCATCAGAACTCCACCAGTCCACTGATGTCTGATGCACCACAGAAAATGATCGCGTGTTTCTTCTTATCAGCACCAGTTTCGATGTGACGCCATGGAACTTCTTGGTCGTACTTCACGTACACACCAGGAACAAGTTCCTTCGGAACTCCATGCCACTTCCCTTTATCGTCGAAGAAGCCCGGTCCTATCGCCAGAAGGATACCAATGCCTTGGACGTACTCCGCCTGAAACTTCTCAGGAATCTCAAGAAGGCCATCAGGAATATAGTGTGTGGGGGGCGGACACGGAAAGATGAAAACTCGATCGGCTGTAGGCCTCCAGGGAAACCTCACCTTACCTCGAACGTGAAATGGTGACAAGCGCTTCATGAGACTTCCTTCAATCAACTACATAAGTAGCTATGTTTCCTTCTGATTCCTGAACATCAACTTGGTAGCAGTATGGGGTGTGCAAGCAGATCCATCGGGCAATGTTCTCTGCTGTCGGGTTCTCTTCAAGAATTTGATTCAGATCGCTGTGATCTAACCTCATTACAACCTCTTTGATGTTCGTAAAATCAATCACCATACCATTGTTAGCCTCCACCGCTTCATCAGAGGCCTGACAGTAAATAGTTAAAATCCAAGAATGGCCATGAACGTTTCGACACTTGCTTTCATAAGGCAAATTTAGGTGGTGTGCTCCTGCGATCTCGATCCGTTTCTGAATACGAAACATCTCTTCTCTCCTACTCTGGTCGTGGTTGAGATTCAAGATCCTTGAGATGGGCTCTCTGCAAATCAAGTGCAGCATTCTCATCCTAGATTGGTTCATCCGGCACTTCGTAGATCTCATCGTAGTGACGATACAGTTCTCCACAACCCATTCCGCATCCGGCCAGAAATCCGTTTCCTATATACCTAAACCCTGTTACATCAGGACCGGAAAGTTCCTCACCACAGGAATTCGTATTGACCTTGTGAACTAGAGTTGCTGTCCGAAGATGAGATGGATTCATCAGTCCGATGATCTCCTGAGCTTTCTTCATCGTTGCACCTGTGTCCCAAATATCATCGATAACCCAAACATTCTCATCTTTGACATCCTCAATTGAAAGGTCAAGTGTCGAGGTGATCTTCATCTGGTCAGGTCGTCGTCCGTTTCCATAGGAGGAGATCCCCATGTGCCCAATCCGGACGTCCTCAACGTAATTGCTCATGTGGCGAAGAATTTGGTACGCCGTCCAGAGACCACCTTTAAGTATGGCGATGAGAACCAGTTTCTTTGGCTCGTCCTTCTTAATAATACTCAAACGAATTCGACGGATCGCTTCATGCACTTCATCATGATCAAAGAGAATGGTCCAGCCTTTGGGAGTCATTTGATCTTCTCCACTAAACTTACACCATCAGTGATAACTACACGCCAGGACACATCAGCAACCTCAGCCAACTCGTGCTCGTGAGTAACAATGAGAAATTGCAGTCCGAGACGCTCTGAGAGACTTCGTATCATCATGCCAATTGCTTCGAGACGTCCCGAATCTACATTCTTCAGTGGTTCGTCGAAGATAAGTACCGGCTCAGTTCTGTTGATTTGCAGAGCCCAGAAGGTCACCTTGAGAACAAAGGAGACCACATCCACCACCCCGCCTCCTAATTCGTCCTTCAGTGAGTGTTGAGTTCCATCAATAACGACCCACATCTGGGCTTCGGCCTGGCTGCGGCTTACTGTGTTTTCAATCTCAAAGGAGTAGCCACCCCCGAAGACATATTGAAGGGCTTCAGTGACCAGACCTTCAACCACACCATTAAACTCTGACTGAACCAGGATACTAACAGCGTTGATGATGTCCTGTGCTGACAGTAGATTAGTGAACTTCTCTTTCAGTTGAAGAAGTTCATTTTGGACTGTCGACACTTGGCTGGTCAGTAGTTGTTTTTTGGCTCTGGTCTCCGCCAGGAACGACTTGTATCTCTTGAGTGTTGTCATCTGCAGTCACCGGGATGAAAAGATCAACTCGAGTACCAATCGGAAGCTTCGCCACAGGAAACACCAATGGTTGGGCAGGAGACATGTTAACATGGTCGCTGCCTTGTCCATCGAAGGTCTTCCACATCTTGAATCCCGTAATATCATCTTTTCCTAGAACAGCATAACCTGCTAGCATAAGCTGGGTTTTGCTTGGCTGAACTGGCCCAGTACTCACCTCGTGCTTGGCTTCGAGGGGTTGTGACTGTGGACTGTTACCTTCTGTCTTCTGATCCATCTGCTCCTCCAGCACTTACCGAAACAGCTGCTTCTATAATCTTCTCTAGCTCTTGATCAATGGACTGGAGATCAGTTTCGATCTGGGCAATCTCCCCACTGATAGAAGTAAGCTTTTTAGTAGCAGCATCAGTGGTATCTAATCCAAATCCTTCCTGTAGCTGCTTCTTGAGAGTGTCCTCCTGTCCCTGGCGTCGTTGCTCACGGGCTTGGAGATCCTGTATCTGCTGTTCCTTACGACGAAGCTCAATCAATACATCGCTCACTTGGCGGCCTCCTCGAGTGCACTATCAAGTTCATCTTTCACGGCCTGATTAGCGTTCATTTCGGCCATAACACGAATCAAGGTGCTCTTCCAACCTTCAGATGTTCCTTTTGAGTTGAGCATCTTCTTTATAAATCTCTCAAGAACACCCGTATTCTTTATCTCAGGTGATTCCAGATCAAATACGGATTCAGATGGATCAACTTGAAGCTCGTATGTTTTGACCTGAAGATCTGGAATACTAACAACGCATACTGATGGCTTCAGTTCAAACTTCAGGTCGGTCATCGTCTGTCTAATGATGGCTCCTACGTTGATAATCATTCGACCATTCCATCGATCCGTGAATGGGTAGTGATAGTCCCCGACCAGGGTTACTTTGTAGTCCTCGTACGCTCGAAGAAAAGCTCTTGGTTCTTCAAGAACCTGTCCGGGGAACAACGGTCGATTTCCAATCATACGATGGGTTACTAGGATGTTGAAGTCATTTGAATTCCGCACCTTCGGAATCTCTTCACCAAATGAGGCTCCATAAACACAAACACCAGAAACGATCTCTGTAGCCTGATGATTGAGAATCTGCAGTACACCAGCGGCCTCTAGCACTCGTATAGGGCTGTTCGGCAAAGTGTTGACCGAATGTCCTGTCACATCATGTTGTCCCCAAACACCAAGTATTCGTTTCTTGGTTCGGAGATACTCAATCAAGGATGCCTTCACCCGATTAGCTACCGTAGGTGCGTCGAAGAAATCTCCTGCCTGAAGAACAGCTTGACAGTTCTCCTTCTCGAAGATTTCGTATGCTTGGCCCAGTTTGTTCATCTGGGCAGCAAAGTAGTTGTCTTTGCGGCGCTTCGGTGCTACATTGGTGAAGTGTGTATCACCTATTATACCGATCGTGAATGGTTCCACTGCTTTAGATCCTCATCAAGAGCATGCACAAACAGCATGTACGATTCCTCTAACATCATCTGGTAGAGGATCAATTCGTGCTTATCATTAGCACTTCCAACCTTTTCCTGGTCGTCTTTGACCTTCTTGAACAGATCCACTGTTTCGGAACGAACCCACGCCAAATCAACAACACCCTCACCATATATCAGAATAGCATACTGAGCATACGTAAGACCGCACTGCTGTTTCTGACAGGCAAAGAAGCACTGATCTGCATCACGAGCTTGCTGAGTATTCCAGGAGGTGGGAGGAGTGATTTTCGAGGTCTTCACTGGATTGTTAACAGGATTCTCATTTCCGTTCATTGGTGTGCTCCAATAGGTGCTTTTGCGTTTTCCCTGTTAGTTCACTGCTACACCAGGGGCAGGTCTTTAGTTGAGACATCAGATCTCCTTTCTCTTTCTCAAGTTGATTCAACTTCTCAACCGCCCCTTGACCTTCAACCGTGCACTTGCCAAGAGCCTCTACGATCTTGTATAGATTCTGAAGGTTTGCACACAATGAATTATACTGTTGTACTAGTGTTGCTCCTTTACCAAGAACTCCACTGAGATTAGCAGGAAAAACCATCTGGTTAGCAGCTGTAGCTTTCAAGTTCTTGATTATTTCTTGTAAGGTACTATAAAAGGATCGAAGCCGAAGTAGATTTTCAGACATTTGTGTCACGGATTCATTGATCTGCTTGATACGAGCTTCCGGTAGGTTGATCCTCAACTTTTCCACGGAGACCAATTGATCGTACAAGGACTTCAACCTCTGGTGGGCCCTTTCAAGTTCTTCCTTCCTGGCCTCCAGAGCATCAGCCTTGTTAATGAGAGATTCGAGCTTTTCAAGGTCAATAACTGAGATAGCCTTGAGCTTCTCTTGTATTTGAAGCAGTTCTACTTCCTTGTCTGATGTGCTTCCCCGACAGGAACGTATCCTAGAAGAGATAATGTCTGCGATCTTATCGATCTGTTCCATTCCTGTGACCTTCCGTATCTGGAGGGCTACAGATCCTGGACTATCAAACACCAAGAAGTAAGGATCGAATTGGGCTTGGATGTTAGAGTCCCGGAGATTTAGTGCTAGAAGAACATCCTCAGGTGGATTGCTCCCGAAAGAGGTGAAAGGGTGCTCCGTATCGCCATTGAGGACATACTCGTTCCGACTCTTGCTCCGTATTCTTTCGACGGATACTTTTGTCCCATCGGATCGGGTCTCTTCAAGTCGAACATCCGCTTCATCCTGACCAGTACGTATGAAGTTCACACCCAGAGGTCGATTCGTCAGTGCCCAGTTCAATGAACGTACACAAGCACTCTTGCCCGCATTGGACTGTCCTACAATCACATTAACACCAGGGCCCAGTTCAATGACTGAGTCCTGGTGGGATTGGAAGTTCCGAATTCGTAAACTGTTTAGCATGAGGAGACATACCTAACAAAAGGTCTGTCCAGTACGTTGACTGGAAAAGCCTTAGTCACTCTGTTAAACACACGAATCTGGTTCTCTGGAAGATCTTTCATAAGAACTGCTCCATTTCGAAGGAGCATCTCAGTTCTCAGTAGTTGTGCTAACCAGTAGGCATCTGCTAGGTCAGTACCAGGACCATCATACTCTTCAACTGTTTCCTTACCATTCTTGATCTTCTTGTTGATCTTCTTGATCAAGGCCTCGGGAAAGAACCCTCCACCTCCTGGATTAGGTGTATTCCTAAGAAGAGCATAAACCATGTCCCTCTTTAAGGCGTGCCCATTTCCTGTACCAAACAGCTTTACGCTATCAGGATCATACAGTCGAAAACAACCACCACCGATCAGGAACATGTTTTTTACAACTCCGGTTTGTTCCGCTATTTCAGCAAATCGGGTGGATTGACTTGCATATCCATAGTCTTCAACAGCAACAGTAAAAGCACCTGTGGGCCAGATCTTACTAGTTAGGAATTGTTGAATCTGCCCGATCCGAAAGAACTGCTCAGTCTCTCGATCAAGATCTTTTGATGGTTTGTAAAAAAGACAGTGTTCCGAATCAGCATTTGCGAACATCTTCACATCTGTCATGTAGAAGTAGTTCATCACAGATCCAGAATCATCAAGTTCGACGAATCCGAAATGCCTCAACGAAATATCCAACCCAAAAATTCGCATCAGAACACCCTAGTCTTTCTCGGCTCCGCTCGGTACACTTTTTCCCACACCTTCACAACGTACTGACGAAGACCTTCCTCTTGACTCTTCTCTTCAATATACGGAACCCACTCCATCATACGCTTGGAGATCGTAACAGCACCACCGCCCTTGCCCTGGCATGTACAAGGACCTTCCTGCAAGCAGATAGCTCCGCAGTCAACGCACACCGGAAGCTTCACAGCGGTGGTCATCTTGTAAGAGTCTTCGATACCTTTTTCGATCTCGGCCAGAAAAGAGAGGTTAGTGGTAATATCATCCAGGCCATAATCAAAGAGAATTTTGAACTTGCCCGAACGGAACGGAGGGGCAACCTTGTTCTTTGCAATCTTGAACTTCACCCAAATACCAATCTCCCGACCAGAAGAGTTGGTGACCTTCTTGTCATGCTTCAGGTACAATCGAACTGAAGAGTAGAACTCCAATCCTCGACCACCTGTAGTAGTTTCTCCTCCGAATGGGGATCCAACATCATCCCGGGTCTGATCAACAATAAGAAGGGTCATTCCTTTTCGAGCTATCTCGTGGAGATACTTACGAAGTCCCAAAGAGATCTGCTTGGCACGGTAAGCACCAAAGCCCTTCTCATCCATGCCCTTCTCGATTTCGATAACAGCTGGAAGAACAGTGAGTGTATCAATAACTCCGAACTTCGGCTTGCGAGTTGGAAGACCTAGGATGCCTCCAAGCCATTGATCAAACAACTCTTCGAGAGTAATTGGTTGATCTCCTTTCTTGTACTTCTTCTCGCCCTTACCACCATCAGCCGCATACCCATAGTAGAAATTCGCGTGCTGACAGTCTAGTCCGTAGATCTTGGCGAAGGTTGGATCAAGTGTGTGCTCAACATCAGCTAGGAACGCATGCTTGCCTGATCGTAGAGCATACCCCATAGCTGTTGTAGCAATCACTGTCTTGGCAGTACTAGCTCCACCATAGGCTTGTACGATTCTCCCGATGGGAAAGCCTCCGGGATACCGATTCGAAACTGCCAGGTCCAGAACCAAACATCCTGAAGAGCACCAATCGGTGACCTCAGGAAGATCAATGATATTAACAGCATCCGCCGCATCTTTGATTTCATCTACTGTGAGTTTCTCACTCATTAGTACCTACTCCTGTGTTTTCTTCTCCCTGGCTTTCTTGTTCACGCTGTGCGGCCGACGATCGACGAAGATCGTTAATTCGATCCTCTGTTACTTTGTTCAGATCAACCTTCTGAGGAGCAAGGTCATCCTTAGTAGAGTACCACTCATGAACGTACAAGGTCACTGCATCCTTGATCATTGATTTTCGCTCTTCAGCAGCAGTTATCAACACATTAGCACAATCGGCCAGATACTGTGCTTCAGTGTATGCTGTGAGAGCTTTCCGGTAGTCATCATGAGTGATAACTGCATCTTCCAGGGCCGACTCCGTGAGTTTGGAAATCCCAGCACCACCAGGATTCTCACGGATTCCTTTTCTCACTCGAGAGCGTTCCAAATCTAAGAAATCCTTGGCAGTTCGGGCATCTCTCTTGAGCTCTGATACGAATTCCCCGATCTCGCCGAATAGAACTGCTTGACCTGCACACTCTTCACCTAACCGGGTTCGGTCAATTGGCAATCTGGCCTTCAACTCACGAAGTCGGTCTTGCAATGCAGACATTGGTATCAACCCCCTTGCTGTTTCAGTTGAGCAATACGATCACGAACCTCAGGACTCACCCCATTAGCGGGAGTGACCTCACCCCGCACTCGAGACTCAGCACCAGCAGGAACCTCACCTCGTGAACGAACTTCAGGTGCTGTGGGGGCTGGCACAGGAGCCGGAACAGGAACTGGAACCGGTATCGGAGCAGGAGCTGACATCTGTGGCACTTGAACAGGTTGTCTGACCTCAGGAGTTGGATCCTGGACAACACCAGGATTGACCCCACCTTGACTTCTCGAATCACCTCGGGCTTCACCACCCCGGGACTCAACAGTAGGGGCTGGAAGTTGAGCAAGCTCCGTGGCCACCTCAGAATACTCTGGCTTCAGAAGGAATTCTTCGAAGTCATCAGGAGCATTCTTATACCATGACTCGGGGGGCTTCTCACCAGGTATCAATCTGAAAGCTATGTACTTCGTATTGATACCTGAACCAACACGATCAAACACGACATCCATTCCCTCATCACGAGAGCTGATATCAATAGTTCGATTGGTTCTCGGATCAGTGGACAATGAGACAATGCCGTCTTTGATGGCCGCTGGAGCATCGTACCACTGAAGTCCTTTTCTCTCAGTATCAGCACTGCGTGTGTCAAAAACGAAAAACAAGTAGCGGGAGCTTGGCCACAACTCTTTGATCCGGGCATCATTCGGATCAACCGACTTCAGCTTTTCGGACAGATCACACATGGCACAAGGTAGACCATACATCTTCTTCATACAAAGGAAGGTACGATCATCGGCGCCGACATGGTTGTGAACGTAGACTGCTTTCCCATAGAACGGTTTCTTCTCTTTGGTATACTGAGAAAAGTGCAGGTCAATAACCCGCATGAAATTGGATCCGGGCTGGCTCTTGTACTGAGTGATTCCCGCCCGTTCCAATGCTCGGACATCAGTGTAGTTGTACTTGCCTGAAGTACCTTCTCGAGTCTTTCTCTGTTCATCAGCAATTGATTCCGCTCGTCCCATTGTGAGGACCTCCTAAAAATTGATTGTTACTAGACAACTTTGTTCCAGTGTAATTCTGAATGTGAGTACGGAGGAAGGTATGTATTCTCGGAGAAGCACGCTTGGGCCACAAGAGATCCTAACTGTGCCTTACTTCCGTAGAAAACACTGGTACTGAAGATTCGTATCAAATGTGCCAGGTCAAGAGCTTCCTTCGCATTAGCAGCAGTAACCAACTTTTTGTAAAGGTAGGTCAGGATAGACTTTCTAATGGTCTCAGGCTCTTCTGCGATCTTGTCAAAGGTTCCAATAATCTGCTGCCACTTCTGCTGACGAACATCTGGATTGGCGTACAGCAGTTTACAGAGTTCAATGACCTGAACATCCTTCTCTGTGCCCTTCACCAACATCTGAAAGGCTTCATCTACGTTAGTGATATCCTTGACCGTCTCCAGAGCAACCAGTGCTGCTCTCGGTGAACCTTCACAAGTGCATGCGATGCCTTGAACAATCTGAGGATCTACCTTGAACCCCTTCTTCTGACAGGCTCCATCCAGAAGAGCAATGATCTTCGACTCACCCAACCTCGAGACCTCATACGGTGTACACCGATTCCGGACAGTGAGGATAAGACTATTTGGATCGGTGGTACAGAGAACAAAATAGCAATGAACAGGAGGCTCCTCGAGCACCTTCAGAAAAGCTTCTTGAGCGGCCTTGGTCAGTTCATGGCACTCATCGATAATGTATGTCTTGGGCTTGCCTCCCAGGGAAGACAATCCGGCCTGGGCACTGATCTCCCTCACGGTATCGATACCTCGAGTATTAGCCGCGTTGTACTCGAAGATGCTATTCTCATCCGAACCAAACTCATGGGCCAGTATTCGTCCGAGAGTGGTCTTTCCACATCCAGAAGGTCCGAAGAAGAGAATAGCGTGGGGCCGAGTGGGGCTCTTGAGCATCTTTGCAAGAGCCCCAACAGTCGTTTCATTCCCGACCATCTCAGCAAGACAGATCGGACGAAGTTCTTGATACAGTCCTATCGACACGCGTTTTCTCCTTATGCCTTCGCCTGCTTCACCAACTGGTGACAGTGCGGGCACAGATTATACTCATGAGTGACTCCGCCGGCGACACTCTGGAGAGCACGGGCACCGGAAGTGGACAGTTTTGATGAGTAGGTCCCAACTCGGGTGATTGCGTTCCAGATATCATACATTGTCTTAGGGCCGCCCCCACCATTCTGGGTAGCAGCCTCAGCAACGATTTCTTGCTGTGTACGAACCGGGATGCCAAACTTGCGGAACAAGCTGGCCAGTGTATCAGGAACATGACCCTCAACTCCAACCTCGGTCAAATGCTTGATACGTCCAAACTCCCCATCAAGAGCTCCCAGCGAACCTTGTGTAGCATTTCGGACCCAAGGACTAATGGGCTCGTTGCTATCGCTGCGGTGTGACCACTGGCTGATGTTCTCATATACAATGGCACCATTGACGCAGATGGCCCGGCAGATATACGGAGCGATCTCGATCTTGTGCTCTCCGATGATTGAATTCTGAAGGTCGATTCCTCCATGGAGAACATCACCAGTAACAGCTTCGAACACACGATCGGTGACAATGGAGATGCGTGAGTGATCCAAACGACTGAACACCTGATGATAGCCCAAGATGTGATCAGGTCCGATAATCTGCTCCGTAGCTCCGAGCAGTTCGCTGTTGTTGTAGTATTGTGGACGGTTGGCATTGCAGCCAACAACTGTACCACTGTGAAGGAAGAACCTAAGTTTGCCATTGGCTCCACCTCGGAACCAGTGGTCCAGATTTCGGAACAGAAGGTCTGTCGGGCACTTCCTGCTGTAGGACTCAGGAATGCCGACGCCCCGAGCGGCCTCTTGCAGGCCTTCGGTCGTCATCAGATGTTCCTCTTTGTTGAGAGTGATGATCGGGGCACCTTTGTCATCGATCTTGAAGAAGATCTCCGATTTCAATCCAAGCTCCACATCCACATGTGTGAGCCCCTCAGTGGGTTCTAAGACCCTCGTCACTTGATCCCGGGACATGAGGTTGAGTGTTGGCTGTGCCATGTTGTTCGTACCTCCAAAAAGGATTTGTTTTATGGATGATTATACTGGTCTCACAGCCAATAATTTCTCGAGAAAATTCCTTTTCGGAGTTGAATTTCGACCAAACAGACCTTATACTATATGTATAATAACTAACAAGATTGAAAGGATCAGAAATGCTTGATGATACATACATGGCACCGTGCCCGAAATGCAACGGAAACAAGTGTAGCAAGTGTGGACACACAGGCACGGCAGAAGGTTACGTGAAGCATCAGAAGCAACTTGCGGCCGAGAGGGCGAAAAATCAGATCCTTCGTGACATGTGTGGCACATCGGCCAGAGCTGCCAAAGAAGACATAGGGCTATGATTGAGTATGTGATTAAGTGGAAAGACGGCGACGGCCTGGCTCATAGTACCATTTGTCAAGTTCCTAAAGGAACAGACATAAAGGAATGGGCCAGAAACAATAAACCATTTGATTCAATTATTATTTCGATTGAGCCAAACCAAACCAACCCTGAAGGGCTAACCTAACGATCTGGTTCCTGCGATAGCCACTTGATACGTTTTTGTCTTGGGTGGCCATTCAAGCTCTTGTCCAATCAATCGCATGGTTTCTGTAACATTCACACCCATTGCCTCTGGATTGTCCATCACCCTCACAGGATACTTCTGTGCTACGAATAGCATTATTTCAAACTTGAGGGCTCTCCGAGCTACTGGTTGCCAGTACAGACAGCATGCCTTCTGCCTATCTGACCAGTCCGGATGAGCTAACGCCATCCTTCTCACATGGGCTCCGAAGTCAAACACATTCCAGATCACCCATGTGGGCTTACTCAAGTCCAGAACCTCTGTAATCTTCGCACAGTTTGGGGGACAACCCTTCTTCTTTCCGTAGTTCGGACAGCCATGCAGATGGTTGGGGTACGGATGATAGCACAGATTTCGGACACTCAGATCAATCACCAGTTGAGCTTTTGAGAATGACATAAAATTCTCTTTTTTCAGTTGGCTTTCGCCTTAGTAGACTTTATACTATACATAGACAATCAACTAAACCGAAAGGACGAGAGTGCCAGAAAGAACCGATTGCCATCGACCCGCAGAATTGGACCCGGCCACCTACAAGTACGTCGGATGGATCTATCAGGGCCACAGCGAAGAGGTCCTGGAAGCGATTCACGGTGCCTTTCACAACGATCCGACCGAAATCGATCCTGAGAAGGTTCTCAAGAGCAAGCGTCTCTTCGATGGCCACTACAAAGTGACCCACACTTGCGACCACTGCGGTGCTCGGTTCCACTGGGGCAATGTTTACCTTCATCGTCCCACTCGGCAGATCATCGTAGTCGGCCACATCTGTGCCAGTCGGTTTCATCTCGAGTCCAGATCTACTTGGATCCAGGAGCAGGTTCGTCGTCAGAAAGAAACGAACGAGCGCCGAAACGCCATCATCAAAGCCGCCCGCGAGTGGTTGAATGAGCACCAGGATCTGATCTCAGTTCTGGGCGAGGAAGCTCAACCAACCCACTACATCCTGGCCGATCTAAAGCGCAATCTCTTCCAGTGGGGCCATCTCACAGACAAGCAGGTGGAACTGGCTCACAAGATCGTCACGGAACTCAACACACCGAAGATCGAGAAGCCGAAGGTGGATGTGGTCGAGGGCGATGGCATCACCATCACCGGTATCATCATCTCCACCAAAGTAATCGAGGGCATGTACGGATACGAGCACAAGATGCTCGTCGAAGACGACCGAGGCTTCCGGGTATGGGGAACCATCCCATCCAAGATCGATGGATGTGAAGCCCATGGTGACAAGATCACCTTCATCGCCAACATCGAGAAAAGCACAGATGACCCATCGTTCGGGTTTTTCAAGAGACCTCGAAAAGCCCAAATCTTGGAGAGGGTCGAAGAAGCTACTTCACCTCAACCCGCTGCTTGACCTGCCGGCATGTTCCACACTGTAACAAGTGAGTAATTTGCTTGTGGCCATCAGGCAGATCTTTCTTGTCCTTCGAGTGTCCCATCGGTCCGTGGACATGACAGAACTCGCAGTCTCCAAACTCCAGGTGTGTAAGATCATACCAGTTGGTAATTCCGATCTCAAACTCAACTCCAAGAGGAACAATGCCCTGCCATTCAAATCGTTTGGCGATCATAATCTCCGTCACAATCTTTACAACCTCTTCAGCCTCACTTGGCACTGTGTCGATAGTAACACTATCGTGGATTTCGAAGATGGGTCGTGACCGGAGTCCACGCTCAGCGAACGCGATCTCAATCTGGATCAAAGCGCCTACCATCAGATGAAACGCTGGTCCTTGAATAGGAGTGTTGTAGAGCTTGTTAATGGTAAGAGGACCATACCGACGGAAACCGGACATGCCCTCTACATACCCACAGTCCCGATACTGCTCAATCGTTCGACGCTGCCAAGTCCTAACACTGTAGAACTCATTCCAGAACTTATCCTGGACAAAAGCAATATGACCTTCAGGTGCAGAGGGAAATTTACGGGCGATCGAATCCGCTGTGGCTCCGTAGAAAGATGCAAAGATGAAACTGTTCTTACACTCAAATCTCTCATCACTCGAGATCTGGCCAAGGGGCTTACGGTAAATCTCAGACGCCCACCTCTTGTGAGTATCAACTCCTTGGATGATCTGTCGGGTCAGTTCCTCATCCTTGGACGCCATCGCAATCACTCGAACTTCCAGACCACTGTAGTCTGCTTCGAGGAGGATGTTACCAGGTGTTGGGATGATAATACGACGGAACTTCTTCAGTTCCTTGTCGTGTTTGAAGACGTTCTGGATGTTAGGACTGTCCGCCGATGATCGATATGTATCTGCGATGTGCAGATTGAAAATAGGATGAACCAGGCATGCTACGTCCATCAATCTTCGATAATTAGCAGCTCTTGTAAGAAGACTTCCGCACTTCCGATATCGGAACAAATCATCGATCAAGGTCTTGACATTCTGGTTATCAGTCTTCTTCTGAATTTCTTCCAGGGCATCTACATCGGACTTGCCTTTCTGTGTCTTGGTCTTTCTATAGAGGGGTACTTGGTACACTCCATAGAGGATTCGCCCCATCTGCGAAGTTGATTTGGGATTGAAACCTTTGAAGCCCTTAGTATCTTTGTTATCGTTAACGTACTGTACCACACCTGGGGAGTTCTGCATCCCCACAAATCGCTGCTCCCGTTCTTGGTCGTATTCGTCTTCAAGACTCTTCAGAACATTGATGTCGATAAGAACACCCCTTCTCCGCATCTCCACCAATACCATCTCACCCTTCTGAAGTAGATCATTGAATTCAGATAAGCGTCCTTCTCTCTTAAGTCGGGGCATCTGCTGGTAATACGACATCAACGTGTAGCGAGCATCCCAGCAATTGTAATGGAAGATCTTTAGTGGGTCTTCCCCACGAAGGTCTTTTGTGTTGACCATTTCCTTGTAATCATGGCCACACATTTCGAAGACCTGAAACGCCAGTGAAGTTGTGTTGGTATTGCAGTGGAGGATGTGCTGAGCCAGCATCGTGTCATGAATAAAGTTCGACATGGACTGATGGAGGTACTCTCGGTTCCAGAGCTCCTCCATATTCAAGTTCTGCACGACCTTGGGAGCCTTACTGGCCAGAAAACGTTTCCACGCCTCTAGTATGAAACCTTGCTCTACTAAGTTGAAGTACTTCTGACCTGTGGCTGGATTGATAAGACCAAAAGGAATAAAGTAACCTGATTCCACTTTGTTAGTGAAGGCGATGGACAGAAGCTCAGCCTCTGGTTGGAAAGGAGTTAGCTGGAATGTTTCGTAGTCGTAACCAACTGGATCGACTGATTCGCACATCTGGTTGATGATTCGAATCGCCCCATCAGGATTCGAGAGCATCACGTTGCCATCTTCTGTCAACGGCTCAATCGGTTTCTTGTCCAGATAGTTCAAGGCCCGTGCTATGTCGAATACGAAGAGATTTTCATCGTCCGGCACATCGGTCCTGTTCTTACGACGAAGGAAGAATGCTGGATGATAAGAAGATGCAACCCAGCAGTTGAACTTCCTGCTGTACACGACCATTCCATGCATCATCGCTGCTGAAAACCTGGAAAAGGTCTTGGACTTGATACCTTTCGGCTTCTCGAGAACTGCATTGATGGCCAGATCACCTAAACAGATGATCAGCTCGGGCTTCACCTCTTCAATGTCCTTCAGAAGATTCTGACGACAGCACAAGATCTGAACAGCTGTTGGATCTTTAGTAGAGTAGCACCTAGCAATGTTGGTTCGGACACAGTCCTTATCCAGATCTAGACCAACGTAAGAACAATGACGCCTTAGTAGCTCACCTGATGGTCCAACGAAAGGCAATCCAATTTGATCTTCATCCTTTCCAGGACAGAGGCCAATGAACAAGATCTTCTTCTGACCCTCACCATATCGTTTGATTCGGGGACTTCGACATGAGTTGCACAGTCCGCATTCAGCACAATCATACACTTTCGGTGTGGCATCAACCTTCTTGCCACTTCTCCGAGGGTTTGAGGATCCAGCAGGACGAGGACCTCGCTTGGGAGCGAAGCGCTCAGGATTGTTCTGCTCAAAAACCTCAAATGCTGATGGAAAAAATGCTTTCTGCTCACCCATAAGATTTCTGTAGATTCCATCTAAACCTTTTCCTTTACAGGAACAGGTCCTACTTCATGAATCATCACCACACGAAATCCACTTCCTGGTGTAATAATTCCTACAAGATCACCATCACGACCGATGAACCTACAATCAACAAAGGAAGAGTGATTATCTCCCATCCACCATCGAATTCTTCCACGGTGTACAGTGAAGGGCATCTCTTGCGACCTTGTTAGTTTTCGAAACATTAGGAATACCTTTACGAACGTGTTTGAACAAGATACTTGAACTGAGTCCCTTCAAACAACACAATACCTGCAGATGGAAAGAATGAAAAAGACCAACATCTGCCCATCGCATCAAGAAGCAAAAATGGATTTACTCTGAACTCAAAAGTACCAGGACTCGTGTTGTTCTTGACAGTGGTATTCTCATTCAACCTTCGGGTCGGTTGGGCTCCGGAGGAGGTCTTAGCTACCGATAGCGTTCCGACCTTCTCACCTGTTACTTTGAACACCAGCTCTTTATCGACAGGAGGAACATCTTTCAGGAACGCCAGATGACGGTCAAGAACAGCAGGAAAGTCAGAAGACATCTCCATCTTCACAACGGACTTAGTAGTTGGAAGGAACACCGATAGATCCCGGTACTCCCCAACATGAGTACATCCCCACAACTCAGATCCGCCCTCGAGGCTGATACGAAGTGTACCACCAGAGAACTTTTCAGGATTGGAACGGAAACTGACCTCTTTAATCTTCGTTTGGATTCGTCTAAGAATCTCAATCATCTTAGTCGATACACTGGCAGATAGATTCACCGGCTTCTCCATTGTCCATTGAAGGACACGGAATCGATCACAGCCCCACATTGTGTTGCCATTGACAAACACACCACACATCACACCCTGAGCTTCATCCTTAGCAGCTCCGTAGTGACAGAAGTCCAGACCCCGAATGAACTCAGCTATGTTAGGAACTTCAACCTTTGTCATTCCATCGGTGGGAGCAACTGCTGGTTTCGGTGTGCTGAAAGTGAACTCACTCTCAATATCCTTCGTTTTGACCACAAGCTTCTTCAGCTCATCTCCAGTAACCTCTAGTTCGATCTCATCGTCCTTGATACCTTGGATCAGTTGGTACACAGGTTCAGCATGAACAGCCAACTGCAGATCGAGACCTGCTGGTAGCGGAGCATCAAGCCACATCGCACCATCAGTCGCCTGGACACGGGTTCCATAGAAGGTGAAGGCCTGGTACTCAGGTACGAGTTGGTTGTTACCTACGACGGGCCACACTGTTGAGAGAGACTGAAGGAGAGCTAATCTGTTGATTTTCATTTTTCTACTGCTCCTATTGGACCCAGTTGTTATGTCGTATGAACTTTCCAGTGCTATCAAACAATAGTTCTGTATAGCACTGGGTCCATCCTCCAACTAATTGATCTTCCTCATGATCATCGCTGCTTATGATAATAGACATGGCATTCTCATCTTGCCCGCGTTCGGGCTTCAAAGAAATTCCAACTGACTTATACAACTTGATAAAACGATTGAGATCTGTTATCATACATCCCCATTAGAAAAAAGATCTAGTTCGGTGGAAGGGCTTCCGTTCATGCAACTGAGGACACTTAAGCAGTTCTTCATAGTAGTAAATGTTGACCCTGAATCGCTCGAGCATATCAATCTTCAACTTCTCTGGATCAACATTGGCACGGCGGAAGTACTCATTCACTCTTGCCACTTCAGCAGGAGGACAGCTAAGAGTATAGTGAGGATTCTTGGTGGCCTTCACCAGTGAAACATCCGAGACTGAATAAATCACCGGAGGTTGGAAGTAGTTGAAGTCCTCTTTTTCTTCGGACCAATGCGGCGCCATGATATTTCCGTACGCTGCATGTTTCAACCAGGTGGTCGAGTCCACTGACCAGAACGGATACCGAGTCATCAACTGGTGAGACGTAACAGCAAATCCGTGCACTTTGCAATCGGGCTTCTTCTGCCACAAGTACTCGAAGGCTGGATCAGCAAAGTTTACGAACTGGTTGAGGGTAACACCACCAGCCACACCACCGATGCCAATGTAGTCGTATTCATCCACCATCCTCTTCCAGTGCCTAATATCCTCACCGAAGTGGTACACAGGTATCGGACGGAGACCTTTGGACTCCATGTACATCTGGTTCTTCCAGGACTCATCAGCATTGTAGATGATGTCTAGGTTTACATACAGCGGGCACTGAACAGCATACTTCTTGATGAACTCAACGTAGTTGTCCAGATACTGCCGGACATCTGCCTTATCGTTAAACGAGAAGTCAGCTAGAAACTGAGGAGCACCACTAGTACACTTGGAGTAGTGGATCTTCTGGTTAGGGGTAAGACGGTCCTGGAACTCAGTACCAGTGAAGGTTACACACCCATCCTCATCAGCCGTCTTCTCTGTCTTCACAGTAGATCCGGTGTTGATGAGGCCTACCTGGGCATTCAACAATGAGTGAGCACCAGAGTCCAGAAAGATCTGGATTGTTGGATTCGCTTCGAGGAGTTTGGTCAGCTCTCGGCTCTTCCAGAAGGTCTCCAGTGTAGTAGCCCGTCCCTCTTTCAGGATTCCAAGGTTCATGACCTTGATGTCCTTCCGTCCGGAGGTCAAGAAGTTCGCCCGATGTATGAATTCAGTACTCATTCTGATTCCTTATCAACCGTGAAGCTCACTCTGCTCTTGCTGATGATCCAGAGCACCATTGATATCATCCTGCATCACGCACTGCATGAATTCTTTGGTGGGACAGAAGTACGAATTGATATGACGCACCTTCCATTCGTATGCAACTATTTTTCTTGGAAAACCTTTAGGTGTTGTCCAGAGACACTTCTGACCGTCCAAACCCATCCTTGTATTCTTCATTGAACCGGGCAATCACCTTCTTCATATTCGCAACACCATGAGCCCACTCCTCACCAGTCAGAGAAGGATCAATACAACCTGTATCGTAGAACGCCTGGATCCTCTCGACACAAGTTGAACAGACCAGACATGGTCGATTACCTCCTTTGTAACACGACCAAGTCAGATGCAGAGGGGCATCAATCTCAAGACCTAGTTTAACGATCTCAGCTTTGGTCATCCCGGCAAAAGGCGAGAAAATCTGAATTCCTTCATATGTTCCTTTTAATGCTGCTTGACTCATACTTAGTACGAACTCTCCGCGGCAATCCGGATAGACAGCATGATCGCCTGCATGGTTACCATAGTATACTGCTGTGGCTCCATGACTTTCGGCAAACCCAACAGCGATAGCTAACATAATCCCATTCCGAAATGGAACTACTGTTTCTTTCATCGTGGGCTCAGCGTAGTGACCCTCGGGGATCTCTCCGCCCGTCTTCAGAAGCCCCGACTCCAGTAAAGGCACCGCCTGGAATGCATTATGAATACTCGGAATGTACTGATCCGCTGTCGTAGGCAGATCATACAAGTACGCTTTCACATGCAGATGATCGCACACATCCAGCAAAGCTCTCCGCTCCATGAAATTGTGCTTCGATCCGTAACTGAAGTTTAGAACCAGAATTTCATACCCGTCCACCAGAAGTTTCTTCAACAATGTCACTGAGTCCATTCCACCCGACACAATTGCAACCACTTTACTCATACTTGATTCTCCTGTTGCTAGGTTGTTAATGATTTCAAATTGAGTTGTTCATTTACTGTTCCTGTTCCGTCCCCATATCGAGAGGTGAGGTAACAAGCATCATCAAACACTTCTTCCCTAGAAACCTGCTCCGGATCATCTTTCAATCTTCTAAGAAACTGATCTTTGGTTTCTGTGTTTAGATGCATAGAATGAACAAGGGTTATGTATATGTTTTCCCAAACAAATGAGGTTACTTTATCGGGGTGGGTATATCCAATCACCTCAGCAGCATGTACCAGATGCGTTACGAAGTGAAGAGGAAGCTGGTTTCCATAGTTCACGAAATCAGAAGCTGCTTCAAGGAGCTTCTTGTGATCTGGACGTCGTGCATTAAAAGACCCTTCAGAACGAGCAGATTTTATACATGCTGCTCGAACACCACGGACCAGAATCTTGTATGGCCCCTCCTGATGTGCACCATCCACATTACGAAATGCAGACATCAATACACCCTGTTGCATCCAGGAAAGATCACAGAACCATTTTCGTAGGGAGCAGCTCATCTTAGGACTCCAGAACCAGGTTACGAAGAGCATCAATCCCGTAGACCTTACCATAAGAGTCCGGATCATGCTCTGTCGGAAAACAAACTACCGAAACCTCTGGAACAAACGTATTGAGCTCTTCTGCTTGTTCCATTGAGTGGAAGAAGGCATCACCATCCCACGCCATAATGACTTTCCTCACATTCGATCCGATGATAAGATTTTTCTGCCGATCAGTAAGGTGCGTTCCAAAGGTGCACAAAGCATTATCCCCGAAGCGCCATGCATCGAGAATACCTTCCATCAGAACAATGTACCCCTTGAACCAATCAATCATGTCCCAGCGATAGAGATAATTGTTAATCTCCCCTAGAGCGGTCTTGTACTTGACCTGGGCTCGTCTGGTAAGATCAGCTCCTTGATAACTAACAAGTTCTCCTTTGAACATGACTGGGATGATCATGCGATTCATCCAAGGTCCTACGGTACATACACCACACCCGTACTGGATAGATACGTCTCTTGTATAACCTCTTAGGTTGAGATACCAATCCAACAGAGGAAAGTTCATGTTCATCGTGATCAGATCGAAGTACGGTGGGAGGGCAAGAGGGCCGTTTGGAGCCTCTTGTTTTGGCTCCGGCTGAGACTCACCCTCCCGCCAAAGATCTTGAATTTGAGTCTCTGTGTCGACCTCGAATGAGAATCCAAGGTCGGATATCTCCTCCTTGATCTTTACCATGTCCTGGCCTGTAACACGGGCCAGTAAGTAGTCAAATGAGCCTGAGGTATCACATCGCCAGCAGTGATATCCTAGATCGTTATAGAAGATACCGCAGTGATTCGAGTGGTCATCACAGAACGGGCACTGGATGTTAGTTGAGCCCGGAGAGACATTCTTCCCCTCCGTCCAGTACTCAATGTTGTACTTCTCAAGAAGGATGACAATGGTCTTACTGTTGTCCGGCACAGTCCTCTCTCCAAGCGCTCATGAGTCGTTTCTCAAGAACAGGAGAAACATCGTTCGGGAGAATCACGGTCGGATTGATTGAGATACCACCCCGAGGGAAGAAATCTCCTCGAACCAAGATAATTTTCGGATGCATCACTTCGTATAAATCATGTGCGATTCGGTTGGTAACACTCTCGTGAAACTCCCCATGGTTCCGGAAGGAGAACAAATACAACTTCAGAGCCTTACTCTCGATCAACCTCTTGTCCGGAATGTAGAGAATCTTGAATGTGGCAAAGTCAGGCTGGCCTGTCTTGGGACACAAACTTGTGAACTCAGGACACTCTAACTCAACTACATAGTCGTTATGCACCCAGCGATTTTCGAAGGTTTCAAGAACAGCGTCCTCGGGACGTTGAGGATACTTCGTGTTTCCAGACCCGAGTTGTTGAAGATCTTTTGTGGCATCATCAGAAAGGGGATTTGGATGATTCTCCAAGTATCGCCGTTCGCGTTCATGTAACTCAGCATCACTAATCAATTCATCATCTTGCATGGTACACCTCAGTGCGTCCTATACTTATTGTTTTCAAACTCGAAAGAATTACCTTGGGAAGAAATTGGGGGATCAATAAGACCTTCCCACCGAGTATGAAAACTTGATTGCAGTATGAAACCAGCTATCTGGACAGATCCCCATCCAACCACTCTGAGCTTGACAAGAAAATCTTGTAGCTCAGCATCGTATCCTTTTTCTAAAAGGTCATGCAGGTCGAGAAGAGCTCGGAGATGATCAACAATTTGCTTGGGCTCCTGACAATCTACACACACTGATTTTGAGTAATCGAAGAGTCCATCGGTCCTCATCTTTCGTCCTTTTCACCTGATGTTGGCCATAGTATCTTGTGAAGTTGCAACGAGTATTGTGCTTCAGGACCTGAATGTCCTGCCCACATAGGTTCCTTCACAAGTAGATTAGCTAGTGTGACAGCCCAGGTAAGATTAGTATGTCCATCCACGATGGACACCGCAGGGCTTACAACTATCCTGGCAAGACATGTTAAACAGTAAGTGTGTACTACATCACGAACTCTAAACCAATCAGCTGTATCGGAAACGACGAACTTGATTACGTCCTGAGGTTTGAGGAGGTGGAAGTTATCAAGACACATCCTGTCCTCCATCTCTGAGGATGGAAGTTTATAGTCCATAACAAAACGGACACTACCACGATGCCCTTCCCTATCACGAGGATAGTAACACAGACCGTACCGTATCAAAGGGATAGACCCATTGGTCTCGACTGTTACATCATGGCCTTTACTGATAAGAAGAGCAATAAGCGAAGCTACTTCTCCACCTTGGAACAGTGGTTCACCCCCAGTAAGTGTAACTTTTTGATTCATCATCTGATCGATGATCTCATGAATCTCCATCTTCTTCCAGGTCTGTCCCAGAGTTTCACACTGGTCCTGTGCATACTTTGTATCACAGTATGTACATCGAAGATTGCAACTACGGAGTCGAATAAAGGTTGAAACTTGACCAGCTCCGTCATACGCGTTTACTTCTCCATCGATGCTTGCGAAGATTGATTGAACTTTCAACATGAGTGAAACTCCTTACAGAGCATCTTCAACGTCCCCACCACCCTCGTCCTTCAATGCACTCTCGGCCGCCAGAAACTCAGCAGACTTGTGCTTGAGACAGGTCCAGGACCCATCCGGCCTCTGGAACCAAAATACGAACCCTTCTCGAAGGGTATTCAAATCAAGAGCAGACTTTCTATCTGCGAAGTGAAGAAGATCTGCTATCTCAGCCCCCATCTCCGGATGTCCACCGTATGGTGTGTTTTGTATTCCATACCAGCCTTCCCAGAGTACAGTTGGCTTCTCCCAACCCAGCTCCTCAGCCCGCTTGTCAACCTCTTTTCGGGACAAATCGTAACATTGACCATCTGGTGTGGTGATCGTCACACGGTACAACAGAACCCTGAACTCACCAGCTGGAACACCGTAATCAGACAACTTTTGGATCCGTTTCCCAATTATGTCGTACCCATAGATTTCATAATAAAGTTCTTCACCTTGATGGAGCTTCGGAGCTACTTGTTCTTCGATACGGCGTCGGACTTCAGGAATGTGACCTTGAATATGATCAACCCGTCGAGTACCACTAACGATCCTGTACTCCTTTGCAGGACGCCAGAACTGCCACCAGCGCTTGCCTGTGCAGCAGAGAAGGTTCCCTGTTCGGCCAGATGTGCCATGGATCTTCTCTTCCAAGCGAACAGGTCCTATAGGAATGGTATTCGTCTCCCGCATCAAGTGATGGGTTTCCCAGTGACGCCAGAAATTCTCTGCTAGACAAGGCATACATTTGTTACCAGCATGAGAGCCAGGAGCCCCTTTAACAGTGATGTACTTGTGGCAGATCTCGATACCACCAATATGTGTGAATTCATCTCCTTCATTCAACTCGTCCACTAAGGACGGGTTGATTCCAGGCAATCTTAGTGTATCAATCTTAGCTACGTATCCGTTCGATATCTCACCTCGAAGGCGCTGTGCTTTAACACGACCATTCATTCCAAAATACCCTCGTGTGGTCGTATCGGCGTTCAACGATTCGTTTGAGTACAAGTTGTTGCAATGCAAATAATCATGCAACAACTGTAGATTAGAGTCAAAATATACAACCAGCTGACCCTCTACAGCATCCAGTCCGACCACGACCTGAGTTCCAAGTACTGTTGCCAGCTTCAGTCGGTCAGCGTTCGGATGCTTCCTGACATTGGTCAGTCGCACAACAATAGCATTATTTGTTTCCGCTTTGGTAAGCATTCTTGAACACCTCAACCATCTCGGTTTTGATACCATGACAAACACACTGTGGACACATGAGTATTCTTTCACCCAGTTGACGGGTTGTTACTCTTCCTGAGCACTTTCTATCTGAGCAGATGAAGACTCGAATCCTGCTGTTTAAGTTTCGTAGAAGACCAGTATCTGGATCCCTAATCTCCACAGATCACCCTAAAATCTCTTTTGACGGTTCATCTATGACTTCTATCAAGGAGTTCAAGTACTTGAGTCTCTCAGCTGGATCAGGAAACGCTTCCCAGATCTGCTTCCGAGCTACGGCCGTCTGGATGTCCCAAGTCATTAGCTCTCTAAACACTTTTTTGGGAAACAACTGGGCTCGGCTCAACGGACTTCGATGTCGGGGACCCCCGCCGGTAACTTTCTTATTTTTTGAGCTCATTGGTTGTTCTCCAGATCTGACATAGATGCCCGGTGGTCTTCAGATCAAGTTCATGTGCAGCATCAAGAACTGAAACAGCTCCATTCTCTATAACTTTCAGATTCTCGTACGGGGAAGCGATCATCCGGTACAGCTCAAGCATCACACAACCAAGAATACCAACAGCATCATCAAACACAGCTAGTTGATCAGGAAAGCCCCGCATAGTTGCAATCCCGGACTCTACTTCGAACTTGACCCTATCAAGAACGCCAATAATCCGATTGATCCGTGCATATGAGACGCCTTTGGTTCGAAGGTACCAGTGAAGGATGACCGTGATGCAGTAGTTGTACTCACCCACAGTAACTCCGAGAAGAGCACACAAGTTTTCTACATCACTGTTAAGATAGAAAACACATCTGTAGGATGTTCTCTCGATGATTTTTCCTTCAACAGCCCGAACATTCTCATGGACATTGACATCAAGAGTGAGGACTTTCTGAATAAATGAACGAGTCAATCGTGCAGCTATGAAACCCAGATCAGTTTCGGTCTCAACCTTCTCGCATATTTGAAGAAGAGCTCCGTGTTGAAGGATCTTCTGCCTATCTGCATCTTTGATATACGGCATATCACTGGTCCTTTCCAAATTATTATACTGGTTACTCCGTTGTACAAAGGGTCAAGAATTCATTACGAAGCTGAGGATCATCCCGAATCTCACCCAGCAATGTGCTGGTCACTGTTTCGGATCCTGGTTTCTTTGCTCCTCTACAGGTCATACATGCATGCTGAGCCCGCATGATCACACCAACACCTCGTGCATCCAGACCATCATACAAGCACTTAGCCACCTGGAAGGTCAAGCGCTCCTGAACTTGGAGCCGGTGAGAATACATATCCACTATTCGGGCCAGCTTCGAGATCCCTGTAATCCGACCTTTCTTCGGAAGATAGCCCACATCAGCTGTTCCGTCAAACATGACCAGATGATGGGCACAGTGCGAGTAGAACGGGATATTTCGCACAATCACCAAACCATCTGTGGAGTCGGGTTCACTAAACTCCACAGTCAGAACCTTGTCCGGAGTCAGTAAGTATCCATTGCCGAACTCTTCCATCCAGGCCTTCACCACACGTTCAGGTGTCCGTCTAAGATGTTGATCAGTAGCATCCAGTCCAAGACCTTCCAAGAACATCTTCACACCTTGCTCCATTCTCTCCTTATCCATCAGTTCGCTCCTCATGTCTTCTCTTGTAACTTCGAACGAAATCCATGTAGTCATCAACAGCGGATCTACGTTCGAATTGATTCAACTTAGTTGTTTCGTTGATACTGTACTCCATAACAAGCTCGATCACCAAGGTCTTGTTCACTTGACCACTTCGTAACATACGACCTATGCACTGTTTACGGACTTTGGGGGATGCTACGATATCATAGAATACGACCATTCGGGCGGCGAATCCATTCCATCCCTCACCACCAGCACTAATCTGAACAATTGCTACTTGTACTGAAGAATTTGTCTGGAATAAGTTCTCGTAGCTAAGACGCTCCTCTGGTGTAATGCCTCCTCTGAAACGAACGAACTTGATTTCTTTCTCTTTCAGCGCATCTTCCATGATGTCCCCTGCTGCTTCGTATTCATGGAATACAAGAGTCTTGATTCCGCTATCAAGTATCTCCATCAAGGCTTCGAGCTTAGGGTTCTCCTTCAACCTGTATACTTCTCTTCCACCCTCCTCCTGGGCAAGGTAGATAAACCCATCAGTAAGCTGTTTAAGTTTGTTAGCTCGGACAGAAGGAAGATTGAAGATAAGATTACTTCCGCCTACTTTGATAGCATAGTTGTTAATAACTCGGTGTTCCAGTACGGCGAATTCATCTGATTGAGGAACCTTGACCACCTCCTCTTGGCACTCAGGTAGATCAAAGCATTCCTCTCGTTTGAAACTAAGGGACACTCTTGCCCACTTCTTCAGTATGGCCTGCTCCATTCCTTTCCGAGGTACCCACTCGAAATCGTCTTGGTGGAAGTTATCGAATCGGAACCTCCAGAAGTTCCATCCAAAGGTTGAACCAAGATCAAGAACCTTGTGAATGTGAAACAACTCGAGAAGGTTCTTATCTACAGGTGTGCCACTGAGTCCAATAACGTGATTTGTTCTCTTACTTAACTCCAAGCAGATCTTTGATTGAAGCGAACGTTCGTTATTGCAACGATGGATCTCATCGAACACCACACAATCAAAGTTCTGTCCAAAAGCTCCTAGATTGATAGCCCACTCCTTTGAATTTCCGATCTCCTGTCCATCTCGGATTCGAGGAGAAAGTCGTGCATAGATAGTTTTTAACCACTCATATTGCACAATAGATACATCCGCGGTACCAATGTTGAGCTTGCGTTCGGGGGTCGTACCCGAAATGATATGGGCTTTATAGTCTGTCCATTTTGAGTCCCCCATCCATGAGCCCAGAGCTGCACCAGGACAAACAACCAGGATCTTTTTACAGCTCCACATCTGGGCTGTCCAGTAGGCCGCTAGAGTTTTCCCGGTACCTACATCATGCCAGAAGCCTACTCTTTGTTTGTCTGTAGCAAATGCGAGGCTAACAAGTTGATGCCAACGAGGTGGACGTTTGAAATTCATGTGCTCGAAAGCCCACTTCAGACCTTCAAACTTGAGCCCCTTCCAATTGAAATCAGGTTCACCTCTCACAATACACAGCTCTTCAGTTCCTCAAGTGCTTTGTCGTATCTCACGTGCCACTTGGTCATTGGTACTTGTGTTGTTCCATCAACAATACGGTACTCACCCTTACCACTCCTGATAACATCGAATCCTAGACACTCAATGTTCTCTCGGATGCTTCTCCTGATCTTACTACAGAGACGTTTCCACAGAGCACAAAGACCTCCACGAACTTGTACACCTTCTCTCGAAAGCATCATTCTCCACTGTACTTCTGTCATCGCCAATTCCCTTGAACCATAGATAGATGTTTCCTGAATCCTATTTCTGTGAACAAAGATGTGACCTTCGACATCAGCAGTCCGAGCCACTTCATATCCTCTAGTGTAGCACCTATTGGAGCATCTCGAAGTATGGTTGTTAGTTTCTTACTAAGAAATGCCATGTCCTTGCCTTTGAGAAGCGTCTCTTGAAGCTTGCCAGGAATAGTATTGAGTCCATCGTAGATGCGTTCAATACATCTGAACTTCTTGATTAGGTCGAGTGCCTTCTTCGGACCGACTCCGCGGACCCCAGGAATGTTATCTGATGAATCGCCCTGAAGGGCAAGAAAATCAATCATCTGGATCGGCTCAAAACCCCACTTCTCCTTCACACCTTGGACATCTGTCCACTCACCTGATTTCATCTCCCAGATCTTCACATTCGGAGTGATCAACTGTACGATATCTTTGTCCCGAGTACAAATAACGACCTGGTGACCAGCTTGCTCTCCCATCGTAGCCACTGTTCCAATGATGTCATCAGCTTCATATCCTGGGGTAGAAATCACCTTTACACCAAGAGCATCCAGGATCTCTGTGGAACGGTGGATTTGTACATCGACATCATCGGGCCGTTCACCCCTGGTACCTTTGTAGCTCTCGTAGATCTCCTTTCGGAATGTTGGCTTGTCATGTGAATCGAAAGCTACAACTATCCACTCTGGTCGCTTCTGAGCCAGTAGATTCAGTATTTCTCCTGTGAAAAGATACGTTCCTGTTGTGGGCTCACCAGCGGGGGAGGTGAGCTTCATCATTGGAGCAAAGCATGCTGCGTAGAGGTAGTAGTTACCATCGATCACATACACTGTGCCCATTTCTCACCTATCCGTTTGTTCTTCTGATTCTTCTTGTTGAGTAGTAGCACGAGAGGTGGCTGATACATACGGCCAACACTTCATACAGAACTGACCAATATCTAAGTTCTGCAGGAAACATGCACCGTAGTCCTGAACTTGATGCCTGTTCGCCATGACCCACCAGAGCATTCTGTTCTGCTGTGCTTCCTTCTCCGTCTGTGAAATGGCGAACACCATATCAACATTGCCTAGTTTTCGAATATCCTCAGCAAAGTCCTTTTGATCCAGTTTTCGTTTTCGAAGGCCTTCACGATTGCACTGGCTAACGGTAACCATCAACAACTTACGCTCATCCGCAATACCTTTACTATCCATATACATCTGGTTGATGTAGTTAGGTCGATCCGTCACTGGGAGTTTCATCTTCTCGATGTAATCATTGATCACCACGTCCGGAATGAATCCTTCGAAGGTTTCAAGGTAATCTAGATATCGAATGATTTCGTCTATTGTGCAAGACCCCATCGGATACTTGCGGATGATCAGGTCTCCTCCAAATCTCCTAACAGTTCTTCGAACTGTTTGAACTTGGTCCACATTGTAGACCGTAGGGCGGGGCACAGTTGATATTGCTGTAGTCACACCTTGATCATCAACATCCTCTATCCTGATATCCTCTGTTGAAAACTCTATGGATCCTGCGAAGCCACCTAGTGCCATATCGTATCGTTTATCAGTGTCCTCAAGAGATAGCTCGTGTGTGATGTGGAGAACTCTAAGTCCGGCCTTCAGTGCTACACAGCCCAGATGAATACAAGCCCAGGACTTCTTCCCTTTGAAACCCCCAAGAATGCACACGAGGTCAGTCCGGCACAGCCCTCTAGAAAGTCTGTTATCTATCGGCCAGAGACCTGTCCCCATCAGTCTTTCGTTTGATGCATGCGGTTGTAGATAGGATGGGATTCCTTCTTCGAAGTACTTGAGACCAACTTCCTCCTTGTGAATACCAGCCCTGAGCATCGCCTGCATCACATTGCGAGCTTCCTCGAACTTCCCATCTTTAGCCAGTTGTACAACCTGAATAGTGCCTTTCTCGAATGCTCGAGCTTGGACGAACTTGTTAATCCTTGCAATGACATACGGAACATTAGGCCTCTCAATAGACTGCACTTTGTCGAAGTACGCCAGGTACAGTTTCTGCTTCTCAGGATCCTTACCATCGAGAAAATGCAGGACCACATCCTTGAAGTGTCCACACGGAGCCACCTTGAACTGGTCAAAGAAGTTGTAGCACAGCTGCACTAGATTTGATGTGATTTCAGAGGAAAAGTACGTGGTCTTGACTACGGGACGGGCGGCCTGGAGAAACTTCGTATCTTGGATTGCTAGGAGTACAAAAGAGTCCTGGATGCCTTGTGATACAACACTCTCTGCCATAAGATACAATCCTTGCTTGAGAGTACAAACAGATTAACGGACGGGTCTGGCGACATTAGACCCGTCCTTTACAATTCAGTTACTTCGGATCGTTATTGTGAATCAGACACCACCACAATCATCTATTCAAGTTTCTCAAGGTGTCCTGCATCAACTCAATAGCATGCTTTCCATCCTGAATCGAACACTGGGTACTGCGTCGCAGTTCTATGATAGCCTTGATCTTCAGACCTTGGGCCAAGTACCAAACAATTGTTTCACCGGTTTTGTCGTCTAAGCCTCCGAGCAGCCGGATAAGGGCTTCCTTATCCAGATCATTTGAAACACACGGAGCCAAGTCCGGCTGCTGTTCTGGAGGGATAGTAGCACTGAAGGCTTCGATAAGCTCGTTCGGAGCTGTAGTTCCAAGACGAGTCAGGATCTGGATCATCCTCGGAATCGTAACTTTGGTGGAGGCAACCTTTGCGATGATGTCAAGGATGGCTTTGTTACGAGTGTCAGAATCGATCAGCTTATTCTGCATATCGAACATCAAACGAGATGCACTGCCCAGTCGACCGATCAGATTGAGAGCAAAAGCATTCCGAGACTGAAAAATGGTGGCGGAATCGGCAAGATTTCTTTCGGAATCTTGCAATTGAACAGTCGTGTTGTTCAACTTCGCCTGAAGATTTGCAACATCAATCTTCGCCTGTTTCTTTATCCGACGAAGATCTTTCGCCAGGTCAGTGTTACCGTTCTTGGACTTGTTTGACATGTTCTTCTTGACCTCCACAAAATACTCGATTTTGTTTCCAACTCTGTTCTACCAAGTGATTATACTTCACCAACCAAACCGCACTGGACAAGGTATTGGGGCATTAGGATTGTCCAGGTGTGATCGCCGCACATGTGTCCGACCTGGATCGTTTCGCCTTTGTTGCAGTAGTTCGAATCCAAGCAACTCAAAAGAAGGTCGGCCCAGGTAGTCCTGAGTAAGTCCTTTCGCCTGAAGAACCTCTCGCACTTGGCCGAGGCTTCAATCAACTTGTTGGCCTGTTCTGAGTTCGGCTTGAAGCCAGGATTGTTGATGAGCCTGCGGAATGTGGTGAGCATCTCTTTCGTAAGGTTGGGGTTGGGGTCTTCCTTCACGGTAGGAGCGTTTCCCTGCTCATCGTTCATGATATCTTTCAACTGTAGATACCTAGTTCTGAACTTCTCTCCGGATTGGATCTGTCTCGACCAGAACGTATGCTGCTGGCTCCATTCCAAGACCTTCAGTGCATCAACAGGATTGACCTTGTCCCTTCTGAACAGCAGATCGAAATGCTTGGCCTGTTTCTGTAAGAGTAGTTCTCGTTTCTTCGGCGTATCAGTGTCTTTGGTGTGCGTATTCGGACGAGGCCCTTTTTCGACCATGTCCAGAAGGTAAGATGCGAAGATATAAGGATCGCTGCTGTGATCGAAGATCTTCTTAGGTTTATCGAGATCCTCGGAGAGTTCTGAGGAGGGCTGGAGGCCTTCCGATGGAACCTCCGACGTTCTTTGTTCTGTATTTGTCTCTTCCTCTCGTTGCAGTACGTTAGTGTTAGCTAACGTACTGTATTTATTATGTATCCTGGTTTCCAGGATGGGCTCATCTGGGTTTCCAGGATGGGTCGCGTCCTCATCATGATCATTTGCTTCAGATTCTACAGTGAAACTTGTGCAGATTTCTTTAGCAAGAATTTCCTGGAACTTACGCGAATTGCGGAACTGCTCATCGCTCAATGGCGAATCTGATACCATCCAAACACAAAAGAACGTGCCTGATTTCCGAACACATCGAGTCAGGAACAAGAATCCTCGATTTCTCAACTCATCCATGATTCTTTTCAACATCACGTCCTTACAATGATCGCGTAGGAGCTGTTTCCGAATGATCTTCCAGTCCTCGTCATGGGATAACAACTCTACTAATAAGCCTTTGGCTTCGTAAGAAAGTGACGGATCTTGTGCGACCTTGTTGCTGATCTGTACGTAATCACGTTTCAGGATCGTCCTGATAATCGCCATGTGATCCTCTTGATGTGTAGTCTGGTGAGTTTGGCTGCCGATCGCCGAGAGCTCGGCGTCCTGGGGTGGGTTACCATCCTGGGAGGGGTCAGGCCTCACGGCATGTCCTCACCTGGGCTCATACCTTCTAATGGATTGTACTCTTGTGGCGGAGGCTCAAGGCCGGAGCTGGTATTCTGAGGTGAGATGATTGTTTGAAGAACTTCAGAAACATGTTGATAGCTCTGTCCGTTCCAGACACACATGTAGATAAGAATCGTATCTTTTTCTACTGTGAGTGCTAGTGAGAAAACGCCAATGTTGAAGAGACCTTGAAACTTCTTGCGTCTCTCTTTGAATCGAGAAATGGGGGGATGTGTGTCCTCATGAAATAGTTGTTCAGACGTGATCTCGCCATTGTATAAACGTTCGAAATGGATATGCTGCCAGCAGAAATCATCAACAGACAATCTGATCAGTTCACCAATATCATTAGAAGCCTGCTCGAGTTCCTGCAAAGTTCTAACAGGCCTTTCAGGATTTTTGTTTCCTGGTTCAGTGGCGAATGCGATGTGAGCGTATTCGTCGAACAGATTCATATTGGATGCCAGTCCTTTTGATCAATATCCGGAAGGGTACAGTCCTCCGAGATTGTTTCTTCGTCCAAGATCTTGTTCCAAATGTGTTTTCCAGTCTTCTTACATATCTGCCTGTCCCTATCAAATAAAGGACAGGTCCAGCAGGAGATGACAAGTTTTTGGAAGAGCTTCATCACTTTGCCTTGACAAGAGTGGTGTTGGACTTCTCATCAAAGGTCTCGATGCACGTACCGCAGAGGCCGATATTGTGGCAACGAGTGCCTTTCTTGACCCAGACCAGGTGGCTGCAAGTCCAGCACTTGATCTGGACCGAATTCTTCTTCTCCTTGACAACTAGAACTGTCCGGTCGATCTCGTGGTTAGACTCGGGGACCAATGTTCCAGTACTGTATGCTTCCTTCATGGCCTTCGACATTCCATCGAAACGATCCTCACTGTGATAAGGATTACGTGCTGTGTTAAGGATCTTCTCTCCAATTGTCGCTGCCAGCTTCTTCAATCCGCCGAGATTCATCTTTGTATCTCCACTAAGTTGATCTTTGGTTTAGTATCAATTGATTATACTCTGATCAACTCTAGTAGTCGGTAGTGATAGTTAGATGAAATGGTGTTTTGAACTCATGACGACGTCCAAAGAGATAATCATCGATAATAGGAGGAGGACACTGAGACATCCGTGATAAGACCAAGCACATGGTCACGGTAGTTGCCCGAATCTCTGCCTCCATCCCCGACCCTTTCGGAATCAGTTGACCGGTATCCACAACATGAGCCAGCTCTTCGTTGTAGATAATAAGACCAAGTCCTCTAAGAACATTGGGCAGATGATAGTCGGCAGGAACCGGGAAGTCCCAGATCTCAGTCTCCCATGTGCCCACATCGGTTGTACGACCAGAGAATCCACAGGTCTTATAGATCTCCCCAATGAAAAGGGACGCCCGTTTGAGGAATACATCTGAGGTGTACCGCGGAAAGTGATGAATCATCTGTTGTAGGGCTGACGATGGTGAGATGAGCACAGCTTTTAGTACATCCTCTCTCTGGGTACAGTTGTGTAGCTCCTGGAGACAAGCGAGCCGTTCATCAATCAAGGTAAACCGCTCTTCACACAATCGGTCCGCGAACTTAGTAATGACCCTATCGTAGAAGAGGCGTCCTGGCGTAGTATGTAGGAAACACTCCGAAAGAACAGCGGCAAGCTTGCCTGATTGCGAACCATTCGGACGGCAGGACGGTTTTCCATACCAGTAGCAGAAATTCACGCTGTCTCGGATCAGAAAATATATGATGAGCTTCTCATGCGAGTTCACACCTACCGGCCACACAAGAGGTATCCAGGTTCTGTAGAATTTCTTGATGTTTTTGACAATGTCATCAAATGTCTGAGGAAGGTCAAGATGAACATACTGAGCACTGGATAGAATGGTCTCAGCTGTTTCCCACATGATCTTGAGAGGCTGAACTTCTGTTTGTGGAATCATCTACTCCTGGCCTTTCTAGATTGGGTTTGCATTTCAGTGAGCTTTGAATGGATAAATTGTTGGAACATCTCAACAAGTTTGGCCCGGATCTTCTCTTCCCCGGACAAACAAGCACACATACAGATGTGCGTCTGTTTAACTCCGTTTACGAACTCTCCAGATCCTCGACAGACTGGACAACTTGGGGCAGGATCACTCTTGATAAGAAACTTTGGATACTTCGCCTGTAGTTGGTCTTTGGTCACGAAATGTTCCTTTGAATATGAACAGTATACGGACATCCGGATGTACGGATTATTATACTGTTGGAAGGAAGGAGGTGATGGGACTCGAACCCACAACGGCCTGCGTGGAAGGCAGACGCTCTACCAATTGAGCTACACCTCCAGCTATTACTTCCGGGCAGGTCGTGTCAGGAGGGTATAAAGCTGTTGAATGAAGTTGTCCTCGTACTCTTGCCGGCTGTGAAAGTCGTACTTCCCTTTCGGCCATCGGCGGTACGCAATCACTCCGCCTTCGACTCGCCAATATCCCATCCCGGACAGATCACCCTTTTCAATGTCCTGGAACGGAACGAACAGATCCGGTTCCCCAAGCTTCTTCATGAACTCCTCTTCCTGCTGATGTCGCTCATCACCTAAGCGCATGATACCATCAGCCAGGATACTGAAGTCGCTCTCTCCACGAACCACCTTACGGTCTGTGATGTTCCGCTGCTTCGACTCTTCCGGAGGCACCTTCTTGAACGGCTGTTTTTTCATGAACACCCTCTACTTTAACTAAGTTGACGTTATACATATAGTATAATGTCTACTCGCCAGAAATGCAACTGGAAAAGAAAGATTTTTCGAAGTTTTTATTGGGAGCGGTGGGACTTAAACCGTCGGATTAAGAGTCCGATGCTCTACCAACTAAGCTACCTCCCTGAAGCTGTTCAAGGATCCAAGCATCAGCATCTTCATACCTACTGACTTGTACGTGCTTCCCATAGTCCGCTGTATAGACCTGTAGCTGAATCTTTTTCTTGGTTCCTGTGTTGAACGCATGACCGACCACGATTGCTCCTCGAAGGAAATCAATTTCTTGATCCTTACCTTGTTGATGTGTAATCATTCGTGTCTCTTCTGAAGCATCTTCACGATCTTACTCCAATTCCGAGATACACTATTAAGCATCTTGGTCCCGAATAACTGCTCACTTATTCTACTCTCCCGAGCATCCAGATCGGTTAGATTATTCACCTCCTCGGTGATGAGTTCATGTATGGTCTGAGGCTCCAAGGAATCAAGTTCCCATGACTGCCCTCCATACTCAGCTATATAGGAATCTGATCGACTATCGGTGATTTTGGCAGGGTTCGGTGGGGGACTGTACTGCTCAATCTGGTCCATCGTCAGGGCGATACGACGAACTATGACACAGGAATTAAACATGTCCAGGCGATCCTGGATATCTCTTGTCATATCAATTCCACTAGGGTCATGGTCACCTAGATGTAAGATGTGACAGGTCTTCCCTTCATCCTCAGCTTTGATAAATCTAAGGGATGCTTGCCACATAGTACTCTGACTCACATAGCCACGGCAGGCCATGTACGGAACATCCTGGTCCTGGCACACTCGTTCAAGAACACCAACAAGTGCTTCCTTCTCAACCCAGACTTCGATGTAGTTCTCTTGGGTGTCTCTTGTATTAACTCGAAAACTCTGAGCAGCGGATTGAATGATCTGATCAGGACTGTCCCAGTGAGAGTTCTGGAGCATCTCCCGAGTTCGATCAACAATGGTGTCCCAAGGAAGAAGTCCGGCCAGGCGAGCATCGTTCAGAATCATTCCGAGCCAATCGTAGTTCGGATCTGCGTTCTTCGTACCGTTCGGGTCACGAACCCATCGACCAGAAGAAAGCTTGGTCCACGTACGATCATCTGGGAACAGATCCAGTGCAACAAACCGATAGTACAGCTGGCGAAGGGTCAGGTCGTACCCCTCCTCCACATACTTCAGAATAATCGCACGGGCTTGTGCGATCACCTGAATCGATGAATCCTGGAACCGGTGATTCTTGTAGCAATGATAAATCATTTTTTCGAACCTCCAGAAGATCATTCATCTGATCCGCGAACCTGTGGCATCTGGCGTGAAGAAGAACTCCGTTACTAGAAACAAACCTCAGATGAGGATACCTACGTTGGGAGTGAGTATGGTGGATCTGGCCAGGTTCACCTTGTATCAAACAACCGCACAGACCACACATGCCTTTGGATCTTTGTCGGACTCTCTTCTTGAAGACCTCACTTGGTGCTGAGAGTAGAAATCGATACCAGTGGTACCAGTGCCAATCTCTCTTAGAACAGTACTTCCGAAAGTACTTGATCCTCTGTTTGAGGGTTCGACCTCTGATATGTCGTATCAACATAAGGTGACCGATAGGACTCGAACCTATCCTCCGAGGACCACAGCCTCGTGTGCTGCCACTACACCACGGCCACAACTCCAGAGGCAGGACTTGAACCTGCAGCAACCCGATTAACAGCCGGGTGCTCTACCAATTGAGCTACTCTGGAATCATTACATTATACTGATGACCCGGGTGGGAGTTGAACCCACACATCTTGAAAGATAGCAGCGTTTAAGGCTGATGCGTCTGCCGATTCCGCCACCGGGTCGAGTAGCCGGGGTGGGGGTCGAACCCACACGCTCTTTCGAGCACTGGCTTTTGAGACCAGCAAGTCTGCCTATTTCATCACCCGGCCGAGCAGACCCAGTAGGATTCGAACCTACAACCAACAGGTCCAAGGCCTGTTGCTCTACCAATTGAGCTATGGGTCTAGTGGGTCTGGAAGGAGTCGAACCTTCGACCTTCGAGTTAAAAGCTCGGTGCTCTGCCTGTTGAGCTACAGACCCGACAAGGATAGTGGGCCCGGGTAGAATCGAACTACCGATCTCACGCTTATCAAGCGTGCGCTCTACCAATTGAGCTACAGGCCCATGTGAATAAAGTAGTCAACCATAATACGATAGGATCTTGGTCGCGATCTCCAAAGTGAAGCATATAACCACCACTTCATTCAACTAATCGGAGCAGGAAGGATTCGAACCCTCGGTACCTTTCGGTACAGCGGTTTTCAAGACCGCCACCTTAAACCACTCGGGCACTGCTCCAAAAACTCAACTCCAGAAGCAATACGCTCCGAAAATACCAACCAAAGCTATCCAGAACCACTCACTCGTCACGATTGTCCACGCACATCCAATGATCAGGACTAACACCGCGAACCACTTCGGCATGTTCACTCCGCTCATGTTACCTCCTCAACTTGGCTTCTCAAAGAGCACTGTTGGAGCCCTGTCCGTGTACCAGATTCGAAGTACTGACAGCAGCTCACGTTTCCGATCAGATCCGAGGCATGCTTGGAGAGCCACACGCTCAATAGAACTCAGCTTGCGATCCATCTTGATGTAGACATGTAAATTTCCGCTTTTGCTTGTTGTGGTCTTCTCAACCTCTACCGATTCATCATTCTCACGAAGCACGTCCAACATCTGAACGAGCCACTCTGCATCTGCGTTGCTATCGATGTCCAAGAGCAGCTCATCATCAGCTGGGTACACTACGTTCAGACCCAGAGCCTGAGCATCCACCTCAGGTACTTGATCGAGAGCACTCATCTTACTCCTCCTCCTCAACTGATTCCAGGATCCACACCGAAGATCTCGTCCTTCACGGTTGTAAGAACCTCCTCAACATCATCACTCGTATCCTCAGCCTTCTTATCCTTGATCTCATCTTTCTCTTCGGACTCCAGATCTTGAAGAGTGCTCAGATCAACGCTGTCCAGGCCCGCCGACCACTCGTCCAGCTGATCAATACGTTCCTGCATCAGTTGACCAGTGTCTGCGTCCTGAAGTTGCTGAGGCATGTTATCCAGCTTACTCTGGGTGTCATCTCTGAGTCCCTCGATCGAGTCCTTCGCCTCATTGATAGCAGACTGGATGTCATCACTGCAGGTAGCGGCTTGAAGAGCCCCATCCAGCGTCTCACCGATTGAGAGATAGGTGCTCAAGAACTCACTTCGAGTGAGCTGGCTGGGCTTGGGTCGGGTCTTGCTTTTGTAGGTCGGACCAAACGCGAACTCCCAGTACCAGTAAGAATCACCTTTCTTGATCCCAAAGTCGGGGTAGTCCTTTCTGGCTTTCTTGACGAAATGTGCACTGGTCATTTGTCCTCCTCATCAGAATCAATTTCATCAACCTCATCACGTTTGAGTTCGTACTCTTTCTCCCACTCCTCTGAGCAGATACGACAAGGACTAGGAGACCATCCTGTGTCGTTGAAATCACCATGGGAAGATTCTTCAGCAGATAGTGTTATGTCCTTACCTCCACCATCCTGAACAATGAGAACCGCGTGCCTGAAGCACAAGTTTCCTTTGGAATCCAAAATCATAACGGTTGCCATCAGATCTCCTTGAAATCGCGGATGATTTCACGCTGCTTACGAAAATCGAATAGCTTGAACATGATGTGCTCTAACAGATGAGCTTTTCTCTGGTCCACAGGAACATGTATCTTGTACTCCCTGCAGAACTCAACCAACTGAGATTGCTTCAGAGTCAAGAGAAACTCCTTCGTCTTCTGCTCATCCGCACCCTCCAAAGTATCCAGATTCATCTTCTCCTCACCTAGGAGATAACAACATAGAATGGCATACGGACTACATGTCGAGCAAACATGATCACAAGCGGTAGACAATTCTCTTCTCCTATTAAGTTGACTACTATACATATAGTATAAAGTCAACTTGGTCGAAAGCCAACTAGAAAAGCAGATTTTATCAAAAGAAAAGCCGGGATTAAGGCCCCGGCTATATGTTGAAGGTAGAGGTGTAGGTCGTCTACGGCAGCACGTCCCTTTTCACTGGAGATGTCGATCGGGGATGCATCTCCACTTGTACCTTCCTCGAGGGTCCCATCAGCAGTACGCAGCGACCTGGATGGGTCTCCATACTATTTAGATTCTGGATGGAGGCTGTCAATAGATTCGAGACCAATAACAGGTCGGTGTGTAACCTCGTCCTGGATCGACAGCCTCCGACCAGCGCCTACGATTGGTAGAGTTTAGGCATTGGTACTCGGCGTCGTCGGCATCGCATTGGTACTCGGCGTCGTCGGCATCGCATTGGTACTCGGCGTCGTCGGCGTCGCATGGGGCTTCACGGCTCCGAAGATGTTGTACACGATGACGGAAGCAGCGTTCTTGGCAGCCTTCTCATCTTTACCGGCGGCCTTGTACAGCCCGATAACGGCCGCGGCCACTTCGGCACGGGTCTTCCCGGCGGCCTTCAAGTCTTTGGCGGCCTTGGTGACGCCTTTCACGCCAGCGGCTCGGATCTTCCCGGGCACGACGGCCTGCTCAACAGGAGCAGCAACTGGCGGATCCTGAACGGCTCCGGCATCGGTGTTGGCGTTGGTGTTGGTGTTGGTGTTCTCGTTCATCAAATGACCTCCTACTAAAACTGATTGATTTTGGTTCTTTCGTACAGTAGATTATACTGTACATCGAAGACAGCTCACTGAAAATTTCTTCAAAATTCTTTGACCAAGCGCTCAGGAAATCGTTCTGGGGCTCGCATGAAACGGTCCATCCGAAGAGCTTGACGCATCGCCTCGGAAGGAGGACCTTGCCAACGAATCCAGCCGGTCTTATCAATACGGTTCAACTCTGTAACACGAGCCCAACCAGAGAAGAGACGAACTAGACCATCATATGATCCAGGAGGGGTGTAGTACTTGGCATTCACATTGGACATATTACGGATTCCTCTTCTTGGCCTCCAGCTTCCGGATCTCTGCGACGTACGGCTTGAGAAGGTTGCGAGCTATTGTCTCAGTCTTACCAGCCGCTGTATACATCGGAATGAGCTTCTCAACAATATCGGAATCAATAAGGCCTTGGGCCAAGAATGATCTGATCTGAGCACCAATTCCCATGACCTTATTCTTCGGACCAGTAGAGACTGATCCAACTTTTGCTGTGGAACCTAAACCATCCTTCACGACCTCACGAGTTTCAGGAACCGAACTTGGAATCGTGTTCCTGAACGGAACACCAAGGACACTAGCAATACCAGATCCGAAAGTCAAGGCCTCCGACTTGGCGGTACAAGCGATCAACAAGAACACTTGGACATTGTCCGCCTCAACTCGGTACTGTCGGTAGACACCGTATTCATCAGCCCCGGTCATCCGGGCCTCTATTACATCGACACCTTGTAACATTTGGTACACCTCCAAATAAGTTGACTACTATACATATAGTATAATATCAACTTGATCAAAAGCCAACTGAAAAAATAGAAACTTTATCCACCATGGGAAAGAATCTCAGAGAACTTAGTAACTTCCCAGGGATGGCGACCACCATCCAAATGCTTTGAATCGATCCAGATCCCCCAACAACCAACAGACGAGATGTTAGGATGATCAGGGTTACAATGGCCTAGTTCGTATTGGATACCAATAACCTTGTGGTTCTTACCAGTTAGATCGTCATAGACCTCTTCACCGATAAAGAACGGAGCCGTCAGAACGAATTGTTGAGGTGTTTCCGGCATAATCCGAATGGCCAGATTCGAACTGGCGGCCTCTTGGTCCCAGGCCAAGCGCTCTAACCAAACTGAGCTACACTCGGAGAACCAGCATTAAACACGTCGCTGAAAGTCTCTGGCCAGTTCATCAGCATCAATACTAATTCCAGTTCGTGCGAGGAACTCTGATGCTGCTGCGTAGACTTCATGATAATTGTTCACGTCCTTGATATTTGCTGCTTCATCCGAATTGAAAAAATGATCTGCTCTCTCTACTGTTATCATCTTTGTTCTCCTTTCTAACAGCAGGAGAAGAATTCGAACCTCCGACCTCTGGGGTATGAGCCCAGTGTGCCACCAGACAGCACCTTCCTGCGAATGCCACCATCCTCCATGATAGTCCCTGATAATCCTTCTTCCGTGTTTGAGCGATTCAACGCTGTATGTAAGGATACCAGGTTGGGTCGGATGCTAATGAGCTTATCTACGGGCCGATATTGCTCAGCTCAGCCTCGGCCTACGGCTGCATCCATCCCCGACGTCGTTAGCGTCTAATGCGTGTCATGGCCTACCTCCTTAGATCTAATTGTTGTAGTTCACATCTGTTGAACTTCCAACTCAAGATACGTATATTATACTAGTGACCTTCTGAAAATTCTCGTGTTAAGTTTGATCTGATTCAAGTAGAATTCTGCAGATATTGAAAGAATTCATTTTGACTTTCTTCAGACAGACCTTATACTATATATGAGGTCGAATCAAGAAAGGAAACATGATACCCGAACCCTTGGATTACAACAAGATCGTAGTAGAGTTCAAAGATCTGGTAGAGTCGATGGCCTACGTCGCTCTCACCAAGATGCGAAAGCCTTCTCCCTACACACTTGAAGATTTGTGTCAGGAGGGGTACATCGTATGCACTGAGTGGGTCCAGAGATGGTTTCATCCTGAGAGAGGCGCTTCACTCAAGACCTTCATCACAGGAGGCCTGAGGAATCGTTTCGCCGATTTGGTACATCTATCCTTCCGGGATGCCACCGAGTCCTACCCAACAAGTCACTGGTGTACCGATTCTATTAAGGAAGAGGTTGTATCTGATCCTCAAGTTGCCTCCCGCAACACTGCTCTAAATCCAATCGAGATGGTGAGCTTCAAAGAAACGATTGGTCGTCTATCGGAACAAGAGCTTCAATACATCACCACACTTCTGACTCCGAAAGAGACTCACAAGATGCCCACTCGAGCAGAAGTTCGTAAGGCACTTGGACTTTCCGAGGACGCGGAGCTAAAAGTGCGAAATTCCATCGAAGAAAAGTTAACATCTCAGGTTCAGAAAGCATAGAAAAATATCCTCCTCAGTTTGATATCCTGAGATTGACCTTATACTTTATGTATAAGAAACCTGTAGAAGGGGACACACAAATGGACAGATTGGTACCATCGGGAATCGGCATCACACCAAGTTGGATTGACGATATGGGGACATTCAACAATCTTCCAAGGCCGTCCACTGAGGTTGAGGAGGCCGTGTTCCAGGACATTTTCAGGGCACACAGTCCGGAATTCTTAGAGTTCCGTCAAATTCAACTTCCCAATGAAGAGAATGAGGGTATCAAAGATGTCCACATCTTTTACTTCTCGGATACAGCCATCGCAATGGTACATCCGGAGGGGAAGCACGGAACTCGGTACTTCAGAATCGGTTGTCATCATCAGTGGCGGCAGATGACCAAAAACGAGCTGAGAGAAAGAAGTGTCGTATTTGGAAGGTGCATACACGCAAGCGTCTGTTCAAAGTGTGGTTCGGAGAACGTGGTTGATAGTAGTGACTGAGTAGAATCTATGAAGAGAAGAATCCTTCCCGAGTGTGTGAGAGATTTCTGGAATCCATGGTGGTTCCTTCTCTTCATCTACGCAACATTAGCTTTGTGGTGAGGACATGAGAGCGAAGAAGACACATTTTAGCATGATCAACAGTGCACACAACCGTCAGGAGAAAAAACTGATCAGCCCCAATCTCATTCCTGACCCCAATCAGTACTCCTGGTGGATCATAAAATTCTCAATCGGCTACAGCCGTATTAGTGAGGTCGAGACACGACTTCGTAACGCCGTACAAGGAGATCTTCTAATCCTGGAGAATGTTGTCCGATACGGACGGAAGGGGGATCACGTCCGGGACATTTACTACTTCTGGTGTCCTGGTAAGAAGTTTGCCCTACGATTCACCAGATTTCTCAGAAGTTCCCCGCACTATCTAGAGCTGATCGGTAACATCGAGACAGCTCGAAAGTTTCTTTCTTGGAGAGGCATATGAGCATTCAATCTGAGCCGCTGTCATTGTTCTGGAGGGTAGCCCGTTGGGGTATCACAGTTCTTTTGATCCTCTTCTTTTGGATCAGCGGACTGTGCCATCTGGCGAATCTGGAGTACAAGTATCACGATGACCCTCTCTTCAAGGATCTGGGACCCACCTGGTTTGGAACAGGAATCTTGACTCTGATAGTTTTCGGGGGATGGGTTGTTCTCAGCTCCGTATCGTGGTCGCGACGCCATCGTAAATGGACCAAGCATCTCCAAGAAGTGGCTGAGATTGAGAGGGAGAACTACGTTCTGAAGGCCCTTCTCGACGGAAAAGAAATCTAAAGAAAATCTGCCTCTCCAGTTGGTTTTCGACCGAGTTGACATTATACTATACATGTTAGACAGTCAACTTATTTAGGGATGTATCAGATGACACTCGCATACGAAGATAGAAACAACCAAACACTGAAGATCAGACGAGGCCAGATCTGGGTCGTCCGGGGTCGAAAAAGCTTAGTTCGGTGGGAAACCATGGAGATCCATTGCAGAACGTTGAATGTCCAGGAACCGGACGAGGAGATGGTCGAGATCACACTCCATAAGGTCGACACGCCTAAATGGAAAGAGAACATCAAGTTGATCAGTGCCGAGGACCTGCTCAAGCGGTACATTCCTGAAGATCCTCTCCTGGATGTGGAGCTTCACATCAGTCCCAACCGAAAAAGCTACTCAGGTAAGAATCCGTGCATCATCTGCGGCAAAGAGTTGAAGCCTGAGACCCACCCCTGGATCATGCTCGATTCGGCAATGGGGGAGGTAATTGATGCTCGGTTCGCTCCTGAAAACAACGGCGGCCTGCATCCCATCGGCGATGATTGTGCGAAGCAGCACAGCTACGAGTGCTACTTAGTCAAGTAGGAGATCACATGGCGCTCCACAAGATTACAACGAACGGATCTGATATCCACGTCAGCTTCGTGTTCAAGAACCAGGAAAAGCACCACGGACACAAGGTAGTCTTGTGCAAACTCTTCATACACGGGTATGAGAGGGATGCCCCTCAATTCATCTTCTGGGGCAGAGTCGAGGAGCTGTTGGTCCTCCTAGGGGGTGTAAAAACACTTCAGAAGCTGGCTCTGAACACTGCACTTCAGAGTGTCCGAATCCATGTAAATCAGTACTGTCCGACCCATCTTGTTCTCAATACTGTCCTAACATGCTGGGATGATTTATTGGATCTGTTCGAAAAGAACTGGAAGAAATCGGCTCGTGGGAACCAACGAAGGACTCAGAAAGTTTGATTTCGGGAAATCTTTGAAGCTGAATAAGTAGAATAGAACATGAGGTGTAAAGAGAAGCCATCGGTAGAGATCCGTCTTTCCAACTCTTTGCTAAAAGCAATCATTGATGAAGAGGACTACCTTCTGGTCGCAAGATTCACCTGGCGGTTGAAAAAAGACAAACGGACCAATACTGTTTATGTGGTAACAAGCAAGAAAATCAACGGGAAGGTTCATACGATCCGGATCCACCGTTTAGTAATGAATGCTCGGCCGGGCATGGACATTCACCACAAAAACCAGAACACTCTCATCAACCAAAAAAAGAACTTGGAAGAGATTCTTCCCGAGTTGCATCGGGGTCATCCGAAGGCTTATATTCCTGAGTTCGAGAAGGAGTGTCCAATATGAGTAAATCCAATCCACAGATCGACAAGATCGTAGAAGTTTTCGCCAAGCTCTTTACAGCTCTCAACAGACCCCGATGTCCAACAGATGGCATCTGCTCCCATCTCGGAGTGACTCGCTGGGCGGGTGGAGACCGGGTCAGTCTATCAAAACAAGGTAACAATCTCTTGGTTATGATCTATCGAGAGAAGAATCTGTATAAGAATGATCTTCAGATCGGTTACCCGGCGGAGCATCACAATCAGGTCATTAGAGCTATCGAGAAGGTTGTGTGCTCGGTTCACAAGGAAGCTCGAGTGGTAGATCGGTGGAATGGCCTAACAGGTCATAATGGTGTGAGCTTCGTCTTTGCTGGCATGTGTCCTACTAGTCTTCTAATCGGAATTGGGAACTACCACAAGATGGTAGATGTGTTTCATATCACCAAAGCTGATAAATTAGGATATCGTCAATTCGATACGTGGCTAAGGATTGGCCTAGGCAAACTGAAACCCAAAAAGAGAAGAAAGAGGACAGCATGAAGATACGATTTACAACACTCATCATATTCCAGTTGATTGCATTCTTCGGGGGCATAATCGCAGCAGTGTACCTATCCTGTGATCCGACTTCGAAGGCCGTACCTCCGGATTTCAAGAAGAAACTACAGATCTGCTGTAGTACCTTCGTAGAAAGATCAACCCAACTTGTTAACTACACCAAATCGAAATGGGCGGAGTAGTTTCCGGACATAAAAACAGGTGGGGAAGGCCCCACCCGCGCCAAGAGAGAAGTCTTGTTAGTTTCGCTTCCGTTTCTTCTTCGTGACTTCTGTTCCTCCTGGTCCCCATCGGTCGTCCTGATCACTTCCTTTCGAAACGTAGTTGCCATCAACATTGACAACTACCGGGGAAGAATCTACTGTGTTTGTTGTTCCCTCTTTCTTCTTCGTAATTAACTCCTTCAGACTCCCAATGATCTTGGGTGGACTCGGCTTCTGCTCGGCCAGCGCTTGGTTTGCGGCCAGCAGCCAGAGGTTGATCCGGTCCACCTCGATCTCTAGGCTCGTACCATGATGATCGATTTCAGATGGGTTCAGTGTAAGACCAGTTATACTGGTGAATAGTTCGGACATGTTGGCTAATAATGCTGTGAATACAGACTTGTTAACTTTATACATCTCTTCTCTCCTAATGAGCTGTTCTACTCTTGTGCCGGATATCCATTCAAACGCTGATGATACTCACGGTCATAGAATGGGATCCACTCACAACCAAACCGTCCGAGAGTTCCGTCCTGACGAACACCTAGTGTACAGATGCAGAATCCAACATGAGCGCCGATCTTCCTCTTCCGCATAAAAGGTGTTTGATCTTCTACGCATCCTGGCATGATGGTGAGAACCTCACGTGGGTAGGACATATCAAACTTGTGATAGTGACCTAGTACCAGCACTTGGGGCTTCTCACCTCCTTGGAAGGACTCGACCATCTTCTGAGAAGGGTAGCTAATGGCGTATGGAGTTCCATCGCCGGGGTGCATAATGCGCATACGGAAGCTACCATACTCGGCCTGAAATACAACATCCTGCTCCAAGTGACCAATGTGTATCAGATCCTTACGACCCTTCTCTTCACACCAGTTCTGAATATACCAGCCAATCCGAAGTCCTGTATCCTTCTGCCACCAGCCCTCATGGCATTCTGCAGAGATGAAGTATGTTTTGATACCACTTCGTTGAGGATAGTGATCCGCCAGGTAGTTACATTGGTCTTGGACACCATGAGCCCTCAACTCATACCGATTGAATTTGAACTCACCATCAATGATATTTCCAGCATGGTAGACCTGTTTAATTCCTTGCTTAGCGTATATGTCATATGCTGCTTCAAGGACGTCCAGACGTTCGTGCTCGTTACAGATGTGAGTATCACTTAATAGTCCAAACTGAATTTCCCGTCCCCGTAGAACTTTGATGCTCAGAGGTTCAACAGGAGGAAGAACTTCCGAAAGACAGTAAACTCCACCAGGTCCGGGAGTGATATTGTATCCATCGTGATGAGTAAGATGTGATACGACCTCCTTGGCATTGTTAACCGTGGTACAGAGTTTTCCAGCAATATCCTCAGAAGTAACTCCGCTCTTCTTCCGACGAAGCATCTGAAGAACATCCGAACGGACCATTGGATTACTTGGATCGAACTGCGGAACAGAATCTGATCGGTTCTTCTGCAA